GCATCTTCTGCACCTAAGTTGTTACTTTGTTGTAATTCATTTACAAAATTTTCTGCACTCATTATTTATCTCCATTTTCTTCTGGTGGTTCTTCACCATCATATTTTGCTATGTCATCTGCTGGGATTGGTGTTCCATCTTGAGATGGGTATCTTGTAATACCATCTGTATTCTGTGGTACGTCAACTCCACCCTCATCTGGGTCAAGTCCAGCTTCTGTATTCATTTGTTTCTGCATTTCATCAATCTCTCTATCAGAAAGATTTAGTACGTTTTTCTGTACCCATTCTTTACTGAAGAATGTACCAATGTAACTTTCAATGTTACCTAGTGCATTGATTCTATCTTCCATCAACTCAGCTCTCTTGAGTTCTGCAAAATGTCCATCTTGCAAGAAGTCATACTGAATATGTTGATTAATACTTGTCCAATCTTCTAAAGTGATTACACCTTTTAATATAAGGTTTGTCTTTAGAATATCAGTAAATAGAGGAGTAAACTTCTTCCTCAATCTTTGTACAAACTTTGTAAACTTCAATTCATCTCTTGTAATCTCTGTAGAACGACCAAGACTGAAACCAGCTTCTGCTTCTAAACGAGAGATAGGTACATTTAATGATTGAAATAGTTTCTTCTTAAAGTATTGTATGTCATCAATCTCTCCAAGATTAGAGCCGCCTGGTAGTGTAGTAATCTCTGTTCCTCTACCACCTTCTCGTCTTGGCAACCAAAAATCTTCTAACATTGACATTTGATTTCTATCATCTCTGATCTCACCAGTAGTTGCATCATATACCAGTTTGTTACGATATCTGTTCATAACATCTTTAAGATACTGTTCTGCCTTTTGTTTTGGTAAGTTACCAACATCAATATAGAATATACGTCTTTCTGGAGCTCTTGATATTCTGTAAATAACAAGTGCATCTTCAATCATTCTAAGTTGATTAACTGGTTTGATTGCTTTATGTAGATAAGAAAGTACATGACCTTTGTTCTGGTCAATTAGTCCAGATGGCACATAAGTTATACTGTCTGGAGATATTTTAATACCTTCAGTTGTTCCAGTTTTAAGACCTTTGTCATTATAAAGATAATATTCGTTTACTTTAGTAACTAGTTCAACACTAGTTCCTTTTTTAACATCTTTCTTTATTTCTTTAACTCTACGAATCTTTTTAGGTTCGATATATCGTAACTCTTGAACACCTTTTTTTGGATTCTTTTGGTCAATTACCTTATGATAAAACAAACGACCATCAACATACCAACGTCTGAATATGTCATGTCCTTTTGTATCAAAATCAAGGAGCTGTAACACAACATCAAATTCTTCGTGTATTCTATCTTTGATTTTTTTAGAAAGTATAAGTCTGTCGAGTTCTATAGCAACTGCTTGATCTTTTTCATTCGCAACAATACCCTCATTGATGATATCTTCAATCGCACTATCGCACTCTGGTTGTTGTGCAATATCACGATATCTACGAATCAAGTCTTGCTCGGTTCGTTCTCTACCATCAGTATCTAAGAGTTGTCCATAAAAACCGCCTCCAGCGACCTCAAGAGTTCCGTCTTCTGAACTAGGTTCAGTAAACTTCTCTTGAGAGCCAGAGTCTTTTATCTTCTCAAACTTAAAACCAAATAATTCCGCCATAATATCTCCTACTGTGTCTTCTATTTAGTAGGTTAGAAATTGACGCCTGATGCTTCTAAGTGTGTATATTTCCAATTAACAGCAAAAGTTTCTATAGCATCAACTGCATCATTACTTAAATCAATAGCATCAATCGATACAGGGAAACAATTTCTTAGAATATAAGTCTTTAAAATTGTATCATCTCTATCTAACTGTTCAACTTGCAAGTCTGTTTGAAAATCAGATGGAGAAATGACACCAGTATTATTTGCAAAGTCATTAATACCATTCTGCCATCTTTCCATTGCGTTTCTTATCATAAAGTCTGTATCATTATAGAAAGTTACTGTCCAATCTGCTGGGTCTGCTCTATCGCCAGGATATTGGATATTTCTTCCTCTAAATGGTACACCGATAAACGCCATTTCAATTGCTGGAATTGCAGCAGCACTTACTAAGAATGAAGTTCTACGAACATCAAGTCCAATTGCAATGCCTGGAGGTGGAGTAATAGTTATCCTAAATTGGTTAGCTCTTGCACCACCACCGATTAAATTTGCTTTAAAGTCATCTATTTGTGCCATGATTAACCTCCTACTTCACTAAACGCAACCCCAGTTCGTACTGCGATAAAATTTAATGTTATAAAGTTGATTGACCTTGCTGGTTTGATATAGATGTCTGCAATAAACTCGTTTCTGTCAATGACTTCACCAGTATTATTACTTGAATCACACTTTAAACTAAAATCTGTGATACCTCTACGACCTTGTATATCCCTCAAGAAAGGTTCTACTAAGTTTCTAAATTGTGCTCTTGTGAACTCATCATTGAACTCAAAGAGTTGAAATTTAGCTGCAGTTGCAATTGCTTTTTCTAGAAGTAAGAATAATCGTCTTACGTTAATTCTATCAAATGCACTTGGTTTTGTCAATGCAGTTTTATCTCCGAAAAGACATACACCCTGCCCAGGAAAGTTAGTTACAGGATTAACTCGTTTCTTGTAAAGTTGATCTCTTTCAGCCTTTTGAGGGTTGTAAGACAACTTAACTGCACCACGAATATTTCCTCTGTTAAATCCAGCAGGAGAAAAGAAACTATCTGCAATTGAGTCTGTAAATGCACAAAGTCCAGCAATATCTGCGTTTAATGGAACAAATCTAAATACATCACTATACTTATCGTACATATACTTGTAACCACTATCGAAAACCATGTATGATGAACTTGGACAAGTGTCAAATCCGTCTATAACATTTTTAGTTGCTGTGAGTGAATCTGCAACACCGACTGTAGCAGCACGATATGGAGAAACAAATCCCACACAATCTCTACGAGATTCTACTAATGCAGTAATCATTGTTACATGAGTGTCCATATTTGCTTCTGTATCAGCAGCAAGACTTGAAGAACTACCTATAACTAAGTTAATGTCTAATGATTCTGTATCTTTAAACTTGTCATATGCAAGTGCTATTTGACCATTAGTTAACGCAAATGCAGCACCAGCATTATCAGTACCATCTAATCCACCAGTCAATGTATCAACATTAACACCACTTACTAGTGTATAATCTGTACTAGATGCAATATCTGTTCCCCAGTTAGTACCAGCAGAAATATGGTCTGTCCAGTAGATAAAATTTGATTGTGCAAAAATGACATCTGAATAATAGTTGTTAGAACCTTGTGATGTTTTACCCTTTGGGTTCTTAGACATATTTGGAAATACTTCTATTATTGCAGCTGTTCTTTGTCCAGCAACATCAACATCTTTTCCTGTAATATCTCCAGTTACATCATATACTGCAACATGAAGTTCGTCATTTATACCACGACTATTTTCAACAGAATATATAGATGTTCCAGGCGCACCATCAAATAAGTCAGAAAATCTCCAACGTCTTGTAATAAGTGATCCATTCGGAATTATAGTTTGCAAACCAGCACTATTTGGATCATCAAGAAGACGAATTGTTAAAATATTACTAGATATTGATGTTACTTCATATTCTTGTCCAAGAGACTCAACATTAGCACCCCCATCATTGGCAGTAAAGGTAAGACCAACATTGTCTTTAACTGTAATTGCTTTATCTAGTATAAGAGATGAGACAACTGAACCAGAACTACCACTAGTTGAAGTAACTGTTACAACTCTAACAATTTCACCTCCATCTGATATACCCTGACCAATTACTCTACTTCCAACAACAGCAACACCAGTTCCACCATCAGTAATAAGAATGTTACTTGTATTAACAGCTCCATTAACTACTCCAACAAGAGTTGAAGCAGCTTGGAAAGAAATTATATCACTTACTGCGATTACATGATTAGCTAAATCTTGGTCAGTAACTGTAATTGTTAAGTCACCAATTGCACCAGCACCATTCACTATGTTAGTTGAACCTAGTGGTGATGTAAATGCTCTTGCACCTCCACAAATATCCACACCAAGTCCGTTACCATGACTTCCAGCAGTCCT